TTCTTATTATTATATTTTGAAGGACAACTATTTGATATCACACCACTTAAAACTACTTTAACTTCTGCAACTATCGCAACTACAAATGGATCACCTACGTGTACAATTACAAAAAATTCTCACAATCTAAATGTAGGAGACATTGTACAATTAGATAACGTAACTTTACCTGGTGGTACAGGATATACTGCATCACAGTTTGAAGATAAAAATTTTCAAATAATTACAAAAACAACAAACACTTTTACAATAACTCAATCAAGTAATGCAGGAGCAACAGTATCTACTGGTGGTAGCTTAAGTATTAAACCTTACGAACCAGTTGGTCCAGCTGCGCAATCATATGGTTATGGTTGGGGTATTGATACTTGGGGTGCAGGTAACTGGGGTGAAGCAGCTTCAGCGTCTGATGTAAGTCTAGAACCAGGCCTCTGGAGTCTTGATAACTTTGGTGAAGTATTAATTGCAACTATTGCAAATGGTAAAACTTTTACATGGAACGCAGGTGCAGCTTCTGCAACATCAAACAGAGCGTCTACAACTACAACTAATTTTGCAACAGGTAGTAATCCAACTGCATCTAGATTAACTTTAGTATCTCCAACAACACGTCACTTATGTCATTTTGGAACAGAAACAACTATTGGAAATACAGGAACACAAGATGATATGTTTATAAGATTTTCAGATCAAGAAGATATAAATGACTATGCAGCAACTTCTATTAATAAAGCTGGTGATTTCAGACTACAAGATGGTACAAAAATTATAGGTGCATTAAAAGCAAAAGAATCTATTCTAGTTTGGACAGACAATGCTTTGTATACAATGAAATTTGTAGGTGCGCCATTTACATTTGGATTTGAACAGGTTGGTACAAACTGTGGATTGATTGGTAAGAATGCAGCAATCGAGATAGATGGTGTTGCATTTTGGATGTCACCAAATGGTTTCTTTATGTTTGATGGTACAGTTAAATCTTTACCATGTAGTGTTGAAGATTTTGTTTATGACAGTATTGATACAACAAAAGGTCAACAAGTTACTGCAGGTTTAAATAATTTATTTACAGAAGTTACTTGGTATTACCCATCAACTAATTCTGAATACAATAATAAATATGTTGTATTTAACTATGGTGAACAAATGAAAGGTGGGGTTTGGTACATAGGAACAGAGGCTAGAACATCATGGATTGATGCTGTTGTGTATCCAAAACCTTTTGCTACTAAATTTGATATTAATTCAACAGGTACTTTTCCTGTGGTTATAGGTCAAACAGGACTTGGACAAACTACTTTATTTGAACATGAGGTGGGCACAGATCAAGTAAATCCAGATGGTACAACCACAACTGTAACATCTTTTGTTAAATCATACGATTTTGATTTAGAGCAAAGATCAAGATCAGCAAGAGGACAACCTGCGGGGCCATCAATTGCAGGTGAGGTATTCTTATCTATGAGAAGATTTGTACCTGATTTTAAAACATTGCAAGGTAATGCTAAAGTGACTTTAGCTGTTAAAAGATATCCTCAACAATCAGAAACAGCCACGAGTTTAAGTCCCTTTACAATTACTCCAACTACTGATAAAAAGGATACACGAGCTAGAGGTAGGTTCGTTAACGTTAAAATTGAAAATGATTCAGTATCTGAATCATGGAGATTTGGCACATTTAAAATAGATATACAGGCAGACGGAAGAAGATAATGGCTACTTTATACGATTTAGCAATGAAATATTTAAGACAAGGATTGCCTAGTATAGATCCTATATTTCCTTCTACTATTCCTCCAATAGGAGGCACACCAACTCAACCTACTCAACCTACTCAACCCGATCAAGGGATAATAAATACCAATATAGCTACAGGTGGTGGAGGTGATGGATATAGTGTTTATAATCCAGATCCAACTAGATTAAGAACTTCAGATCAATATAGTCCTTATAATGCTAGAAGATATTACGCTAGACCAGATAGTGATGTCGGTATTCCTTCAGGTATATTATCTGATTCTAAATTTTTATATGGAGACCAAATTCAATTACCTGGAATACTAGGTGCAGCTCAAGATTTTGTAACAGATATGCTTCCTGTAAATAGAAGAGCTATTTTAGAAAATGAAGCATTAGGTGCTGGAATTAGATTAGATGATATAGGAAGAGTTGTTGCTGGTCCAGGAGATATAAATACAGCTGAAAATATTATGGCAGGATATAATTTAGCTAAGATAACACCAGAAACTATTCAAAAAAGAAGAGATATGATTAATGCTAAAATGAAAGACCCTGAACAAAAAGCAGCTAAATTAAAAGCACTTGATGATTTTGAAAATAAAATGTTTGGCACAGGAGGAATAACAGATTTAAGTGATGGTATTTTTGATCAAAAAAGTAAAATAAAAGATCCAACTTATAAATCAACAGATGAATTAATTGACTTAGGTATTAAATCAGCAGAAGATGATGATGAAGATGATATGTTAGAACAAATAATTGAATCTCAAAAAACAGGTAAACCACCAATAATTCCTGGACTTAATACAGCGCCTTTTCCTGGATTAGCTTATAATCCTGGTATGGGTTTTGGAGTTAGTCCTACAGGAGAATTTGGTGGTGGTATTACAACTATTAGACCTAACAGAGAACCAACAGCTATACAAAAACGAACTATAAAAGATATAAAATCTGGAAAAATTATTACTGATTTGCCTGAACAACCTATGTACAATCCTAACAGAGATGATGGACCAAGAAATATTAGCACCGACCGTAGTGGTGGTAATATTGGAAGTAGGGTAAGTAGTAGTTATAGAGAAGATAGAAATTATGGATTACTATAATGGCTAAGATAGTTGTAAGATTACCAGAACCAAAAGAAGAGTATGAAGTCTCTAACCAAAAACAAATTAATAGAGCTATTACTCTGGTTGTTGAACAATTAAATTCAACATTTTTGAACGAACAAAAACAGGAGCAAGAGAGATTCTCTTGGTTTATCGGTGGCTAATATATTTAGAAACGCAAAAGTAGATTTATCTACTACAAACAATACAACAGTTTATACTACGCCTGGTAATTCTAGGGCTATTATAAAAAATATTTTAGTATCTGAAGACTCAGGTAATGCAGACTCTATTACTTTAACAATTACAGATGCAAGCTCAAATGTTTTTAGTTTATTTAAAACAAAGGCTGTATCTGCAAATGCTACGGAAGAGTTGATAGATCATCCAATTGTGTTACAAGAGAGTGAGATATTAAAAGCACAAGCAGCAACTGCAGATAGATTACATTTGGTAGTCTCTTTGCTAGAAATAAATAGGGATTAATATGTTTAAAGAAGAAGGATCAGTAGAATATACAATAATAAATGGCAAAAAAGTGCCTACTGTAAAATGCGAGACTGAAGTAGTGTTAAGAAACACACAAACAAACTATGAATATGGCTCAGATAAAGAGGCTGAAGATGACATTGCAGATCCAAATTCTCCTACACAAAGAGAGTTTGTTACAAGATCTTTGAAGATAAAAGTAGCAGCAATGCCACCTTTGGGAGCTTCATCTGATAAAGAAGAATAGTTGTAAAATAGGAGATTTTTATATAAAATAAATAAATATGCCAATATCTAGATCACAAATGGAAAGACAGCTAAGAATGGGAGGTGGAATTATGCAAGTTGCACCTAGGCAAGAATACTTTCTTGGAGGTATAGGAAAAGCGATTAAAGGCGCCGTAAAAGGAGTAGCTAAAGGTATTAAAGGTTTAATTAAATCACCTATAGGTAAAGCTGCTTTAATAGGTGGTGGACTATTTGGTGTACCTGGTACACAGTTTGGTGGACTATTAGGTAAAGGTTCTTTAGCAAATATCATTGGACAAAAAGCCATGACTCAGGCACCATTTGCTAAAGGTACAGGTATAAAAGGTTTCTTTCAAAACATACTTGGTGGAGAAAAAACTTTGGGAACAACTGCTAAAGTATTTGCAGGTGGAACTGCATTAGGAGCAGTATTAGAAGCAGCTGGTTTAAATACAGACAATCCAAATGAAATGGCAGCAGCCACTAGAGATATAGGTGCATTAAAAGGTTATCTAAGAACAGGATACAAACAATTAAATCCTAAAGCAGATGATAATGAAGTAGAAGCTTTTGTCGAAGAAAATACTAGAGAGTATAAAGCAGGAGGAGGAATGATGAGAAAAAATTTTGCAATTGGTTCAGAGGAAGACATACCTGAAATAGAAGAAATGCCATCAGAAGAACTTTTATCAATTGGTGCAGACAAGGAACAGGCATCAGGCATCAAGAGTATTAAGAATAAAATGACATCTCAACCAGATCTAATGGATGAGAGAAATACTATGATGGAAAATATCGCAATGGAAGAATTTGGCAAACCTTTAAGGTTATTAAATGAAGAAGAAATTATTCAAATTGAAGAGATGATGGACGAAATGTCTAAAAAGAAATCTGATAGAAAATTAATGGCTTTTAGCGGTGGTTCAAAAATGAAAGACTTAGGATTAGATGAAGACTATATAAGAGAAATAAGAATTCAATGGTTAGAAGCAGGTAAACCAATAAGCTTTAGTAATTTTTTAAGAAATGATTTAGAGCGTCAGGCAGAAATGTATGAGGAAGCAAAAGCTCAAGATTTTTCTTATGGTGGTAGAGTAGGATTTAATAAAGGCTTAGGTATAATTGTAGAAAATGGATTAGCTAGGCCAGATACTTCAATGATTTCTGAAGAACAAAAAGAAGCTAGAAAAAAACAATATAAGACACAACAAGAGACGGTTAAAAAATTTTTAGATAAATTAAAAGAATCACAACCTGAAAATGAAAAAGGACTAACACCAGTTCCAATGCCATCTGGTGATAGATTAAGAGAAATGTTGGATAAACTTAAGCTTAAAAAAGCCGATGGTGGCAGAATAGGTTATGCAAGTGGAAGTGAAGATAAATTTATGGAACTTGTAGAAAGACTTAGAGAAGCAGGCTTTAGTCA